TTTTAAAGTCTAAGACTCAGGATGTTGACATAAAGGATTCTTATGTTTTAAAGTCTAAGACTCAGGATGTTGACATAAAGGATTCTTATGTTTTAAAGTCGAAGACTAAGGAGGAGACGATTTCTGATTCAAACAAGTGTGAGGCTAAGACTCAGGAGTTCAAAGCCACTGGTGGTTCGTTTAAGATTGAGTCGAAAGGAAGTACGGAGTTATTTTCTATTTTATCAGATCTTGTAAATGCTTTAGTTACGGCTTCTCCAGCCACTATTGGTTCTCCAGCGGCTCATGTTTTTAACCCTTCAATAACGGCAGCTTTAGGGAAAGCTAAGACAGACATTGATTTTTTTAAGTAGTTTGTTTCGTATTTTGTTAGTGTTTAAGTTTCGAGCAAAGTGTTTTAGTAATGAAGTCTGGCAATAAGATTTACTGGAATTATAGAGTTTTAGCACGAGAGTGTAAGGGTGAGTTAGTTCTTGATATTTACGAGGTGTTTTACAAGGATGATACTCCTTACTCTCACTCTAAAGAGCCAGTGGTGGTTGGGGGCAGTTCTTTAAGTGATATTAGTAAAGTTTTGTCTTTGATGTTGGAGTGTTTGGAAAAGCCAGCACTTTGGCATGGGGATAGATTTCCACAAGAGTGTGAGTTGGTAAGCACTGTTTATTTTTCTTTAATTAAAAAGTTGGAGGATGACAAATTAAGGCATCCTTTTAAGTACAAGGTTGGTTTTATTAAAGACATGTTGTATTGTTTTGTTACTAACAATAAGTTTTTTCAGTGGATTGGTTATAAATTTAATAAAGATTAAATATTTATCTTTGAGTAGGTTAATCTTGGAGAATGAGATGGGGGTGGGGCTTCAAACCTTTTTGAAATAAAGAATTTCATTGTGATATGAAATAGAATATCCCTAATCTACTCAAAGATATTAATTTTGAATTGTCTTAATCTAAAAGTTTTTGATGTTACATTAGAATGGTTAAAAAAGAATAAATGAGTGATTTAGATTCAGTAGGAGAAAAAAGCAGCAATCAGAGGTTAATGGGGGTTGCTTTCATGAATCTTGGGGAGGTTAAGTTAAGGCCAATTTTAATGGATTTCTTAAAAGAGAATGGTGCTTATGAGGCGTTTGTTAGGAATTGGAAAAGTGGGGATATTATAATTCCATTATCAGAGTTGAACTCTTTAAGAGGTTCTGATTGTATAGATTCTGCTTTTGTGTGGGATGACACGCCGGAGAAGTTTGAGTATTGGTTTAACTTGTCACTTAAATTTAGAGAGGTTGATATTTAGCAATGCTTTTTGTGTAATTTACATGAATTTTGCAATAAAATTAAGATATGAGATTTATTAAAGAGTTATTAAAGCAGGAGGCTGCAACAAGCACTGCCAGATACAGGACGTTTAACAGTATAGATGCAGGTAATTATCATTTGTCTATTCAAGGGGGTGAGATTTGGGGTTGTATTCCGAAGGGGACTTTTCCAGTTACTGAATACTCAAATATGGACTTAGCTATTTTTAACAAGAGTGGGTCAATGATAAACATTAAAAGAAGCAGTTTACTTAAAAAGTTTGAAAGGTATAACGAGCTTGTAAAGTATGCGGATGGTTCAAACTCACGGTCTATTACTTATAAGTTTGTACCAGTTGATTTGTTGGAGGATTTGTATTGTTTTTTAAAAAGGAGTTGTTAGGTTATATTATTTTTAAAGTAATTTGATTAGACTGCAGCAGTTATCAAGCTGAAAAAATTTAGAGATTCTTATTGCGGGTTTTAATTTAGGTAAAATGAAGGCATTGACAGATAAAATTATTGATTTGATGGTTGCTTACAAAGAGGAGCACCATAATGAAATTGTAAAGAAGTCAGTTGAGAGTTTAATTGAGCAGATAAAAAGTCTTGAGGACGAGGCTGAGTTTGAGGAGGTGGCTCGTGTGGTAATGAAACACTTGAGTAATGGTGGGAGGTATCATTTTCATTACACTGCTTTAGTTACAAATTCTACTGCTGAGTTAGTTAGTGGTGTTAGTTCGGTCGGTTTTTTGTAGCAATAATTGTATAATCTGAAAAAGATTAAGATGGTTTCTAAGATACACATTTATCATAGGGATAAATTCACCAAGTTGCAGGATTCAAGGTCTTTTGGGGTGATTCCTGACGGGGCTGTTTTGGTGGAGGGATTTTTATCAAAGTCTGAGGATGTTACATCCAGTAATGGTTATAGGTATGAGCCAGATTTTTGGGGTCAGGTTACTTCGAGGAAGGAGTTTAAAGATCGTTTAAAGGCGAGGGAGATGTTGGGTTGTATTGAGCATCCGAAGGATGATGAGGACTACTTATACACACCTTATAATAAGGCTGCTTTGATTGTTTTGGATGTGACTATGAAGGGAACAGATCCTTATGGCATTATTGGTTTGTTGAACAATGATGAGGGTACTTATTTAAAGTCTATTGTTGAGTTTGGGTCTCGTATAGGGGTTAGCACTCGAGGTGTTGGGGCTACCAAGTTTAAGGATGGTGTTACTGTTGTAGATCCTGTTGGTTATTCGGTAATTACGTGGGATTCAGTTTGTAATCCTAATTTACCAGTTACTTTGGGCATTATTTCAGATTCTATGATGAAGTCTCAGAGGTTTATTGAGATGTTTGGGGCTGTTAAGTTAAGGGATTCTGGGTCGACAGACTTCAACAGGTCTAATTTGGACGCTGATATTAAGAAGATGCATGATGAGGCTCAGGCTTACTTAATGGCTTCGAGGGGTGTTAAGAAGGCTTTGTTGGGTGATGGGTCTTTGTTGGTTCGGGCTAAGAGGGAGTACGACAAGTTTATTTCGGATGGAGGAACAAACGAGATGTTGATGCTTAAGAAGGATTCTTACCCTTTGGCTTATGCGTATTTAAGGTCTTTGATTGGATAAATTTTAATAGAGGTGGGTGTTTTGTGAATTGGCACAAGGTCGTATGGCCAGCAGGTTCGAGTCCTGAAGCACCACGATTTGCTTTGTTTTTATTGTTCACGAGGTGGTGGCTATGTTTATGGTCACCACTTTTTTGTTGTGGCATTTAATATTTTGTACAATTAAAAAATGAGTTAGTATGGATTTTCCTTTGGTTTTGGAGACTTGTGAGTTTGTAGATGATGTTGAGCAGCTTAAGCAGTCTATATCTTTGATTTTAAAGAACGTGGTAGGGTCTTTTATTCAGGATTTTAGGATTGGGGCTTTGTTTGATGTTCACGTTTTTGATTATGCAATGATTCACGCTGGGGTTTACCAGTCTTTGTCAATATTTCCTATTGAGGTTCAGTCTGTTAGTGTTCAGCCCCCTTTGAGTGAGGGTAACACTGAGGAGTGTCGTATTGATGTTTCTTACATATACAACAATGAGTTATCTACTTTTAAGAATTACAATTAATGACTGCTAATGAGCTTTTACAGGTTTACCCAGTATTAACGTATACTCCTTCGGCTGGTGACACGTTGTTTTCTGTTTCGGCACGTTTGTATGGTTCTTTTGATGATATTTACCTTTCATTTTTAAAGACTGTTAATCGGCGTTATGACTGGTCGTGTTTGCAGGGGGGTGTTAAGATACGGTATATTTCTAAGGAGCATGTTAAATATTTCAATGAGATACAATGAGATTACTTCAGGATTTAAAAAATAGTTTGGCTTCGATGTTACAGCAGGGGTCTCCTACTTGGAGGCGGTTGTTACGTGGGTTGCTTGGTCAGGAGTTGCTTGCTTGGGGAGCGAGTGTGGTTTATTTGGATGACTTGGCTTATGATTCTTTAACGAGAGACTTGCACCCATCGTCGGCTTCTGATTTGGGTTTGTCTTTGTTGTCGGCTTCTTATTCGATTCCATTTCAAAATTTCACTCCAGGAGTAATGTTACGCAAGGTTCAGGTTTCGAGTGTGGTTAAGCCATACGGGATGAGTTACACATTTAATGCTACCAAGTGGTTTAATATAAACCCTATTTTGCCTTCTGGTGATGATCAGATTGTGGAGTTGTATCAGGGAGTTCCTTTGGCTATGGTTTCGGAGGGTTCTGTTTTCAAGGAGACTTACGAGTCAATATCAGAGATTTTGGATGTTCGGAGTTCTGATATTTTTATGGATGAGGACAGATCATTTTTTTATGTAAAGTTAAGGGGAGACCACATAATTCCCAAGTCGGTAAGGGTTCAGGTTTTGGAGGTTGTTTCTGGGGTTACAAAGGCGAGGTTTATGCCTATGGATGAGTTTTCCTCAGAGAGTTACTTTTCTGTTTACACTTTGCCAGATGGTTCTCAGGCTGTTCGTTTTCATAGTTCTATTCCTGACAGGTATCAGATTACTTATTTTTCAGCTTCTATGAGTGTTCCAGACTCTTTAAATGACGACACTTTGCAGAGTTCTAATATTATTCAAATAACTAATCCGTCTATTTCATCTTTGTCTAAGAGGTCGGATTTTATTAAGGAGATGTCTAAGTTTTCGGCGATAGCCACAATTCCTCAGGTGGAGGCTTTTTGTAAGGCTTCGGGTGTTGTGGATGCTAAGGCAGTTAGGAGTAAGACGGTTCACGGGTTTCCAGAGGTTTCCGTGTTTTTCATTCCGACAGTAGGGGGTGATGCAATAAATTCATTTTACGAGGGTTCTTTATCTGAGGCGTTGGGTTTGTATGGTTCGTTTTCACATTTTAATGTTTTGGCGGGGATTGAGGTTTTATTTCAGGTAAGAGTTTCCTCATTTTCGGCTTTTATAGATTTTTCATCTTTGGGTGTAGTCATTAGGCAGTATTTTTCAGTTGAATCACCAGAGTCATTTTCAAGAGACTTGTCGGAGGCTTTGATGGTGTATTTGCACAAGAGTGGGTTTTCTGACATTCAGGCTTCTTTTGTTTTGCACATTCCAAAGAAGGACGTTTTTTTAATTCCAGATTTTTCTGGGGTGCTAACTAATTACAAGTTTTATGATTTTAATGGGGTTTTGGATCGTTGGAGTTTTGGAAGTGACATTTTAGGAGTATTTGAAAGTGCACCTAATTTTTTCAGTCAGACTGACCAGGTTTTTGCGATGACGAGTTCTGTTTTAGTTCAGAGGACTGGTTATTATGACGTCAGTGATAAATTTGGTTTAAAGAAGTTTTATATATTCAACCGAGAGACTGGCAGGGGTTCATTTTTGAATTTAAACAATGACAATTACAATTTCAGTATTTTGGATGCTGGTTCGGACATGGTGTTTTTTTCGAGGATTGGGTATCCTTCTTTGGTTTATGTTTTAAGGATGGATGATGAGGCTCAGCTTTATGCTTGTTCTAATGGTGTTTTGCCCAAGTTGTTGGAGATAAACAGTTTACCAACAGGCTTGGGTTACAAATTGTCGGTGTTTGATGACGGGTATTTTGGGGTTGTTAGTGGTTCAACTTATTGGTTGTACAGGCATATTGGCTCATCAGTAAGTAATATTGGGAGTTTTCAAGATTTGTTATTTGTTTACAAGGGTAAGTTTTACTTCAAGACAGCAAGTGTTGGTTCTACTGAGTTGATTCGTAAGGATGATTTAAGCGGGTCTCGGTTTGTGGTCATAAATTTTTCTATTAACAACCCGCTGGATGTTGGTTTAAGTGTAGAGGAGTTTTTCACCAGTAAGATTTCGATTAAGGATGATATTTTCACGGTGGTTCGTGTTTTGGGTAATAAGACTACGACTTTCATGTTTAGTGCTATGGCTGTTAGTAATTCTTTTGTATTAATGCCATTTTCAGATATTCTTTTAGAAGGTTTTAACACTACTGCAAAGCTTTCCAAGTACCCAGTTTCATGGGCTACTACTTTGTGTTATTTTGATGGTAGTGTTTGGAGTGCTTTTGTAAGCCCCAAGTTTGCTCAGAAGGTTGGGTCTGTTTTGTCAGACGGGTCTCCGTTGTTTGATGGAGACTATGATTATGATTATTTAACAGTGGAGACTCAGGCTGTAAAGCCATTTGTTAATGAGTTTGGGGCTGCTTATTTTAGGTTGAATTCACAGAACCCTGTTATTGAGTAGTTATGAGTTTTAATAGTCACTTTAAAAATATAATTTTAAGTTCTTTGTTGGATTCTCCGGCATGGGTTAAGCTTCTTGATTCTGTATTGTTTTTGATGGAGTCTGGAAAGTCTTTTTTAGGAACTTTCAAATTGTTTTTGGGTTTTAAGGGTGGGGTTAAGGTGGATACTTTGCCGTCTCCTGTAGACGAGTCAGGTTTTAATCCTATATGGGTTGAGCCGATTCCTGTTGTTGAGTTGTTAAACACTCAGGGATTTAGCAGTGACTTTTTATCATCGTTGGAGATGTTGCCTACTGGTGTTGGCAGGTTGAATTGTGCGTCTCCATATATGTGTTTTAGGGTTTTCAATGCTTTGGGTATTCCGAGAAACAGATTTATGTTACTTGGCAGTGATTCTAGTTTTTTGGATAACAGAAGGGTAATAGACAACTTTTTATATTTGACTGGTGTTGTGCCTTCGGTTAATGAGGGTTCGGTGGTTTACACTTACAGGTCGTTATCTCCTTTGAGGGATGGTGATTTGGTTTATATCAGGGGTGTTAAGAGGTCTATTTTGTCTTTTTCTGAGGAATTTGTAGAGTTGAATATTTTAAATCCAGCACCGTTGGGTGTTTATTCTATTGAGAGGGTTGATTCATTATATCCGTTGTGGACTACTACTGGTGTGTTGGCGTGTGTATATAATGGAGTTCCGTCTCAGTTGGTGTATGATAGGTACTTTCCAGCTCATCTTTTTGGCACTTCTTTTTTAAGCAGTGAGTTGGGTCAGGTGTCTTTGGGGGTGTCAGTTCCAGATTCAGGATTATTAAAAAAGTTTTGGTTGGTGAATGGGATTGCTTTGTCATCTTTTGTCAGTTCATCAGAGAATGTTTTAACGGCTTCTATTTTGGATTCGATGTCTATTTCAGATCAGCTTTGTAAGACAGTAACTGCTGATTGGGTTGCTGGGGGTAAGAGGATGAGTAACATTTTAGATGTATACTGTTTAGTTCAGTGGGTTAATTTGCCAGAGTTTTCCACTTCGGTGTATGCTTATTTATTTAACATTTTGGATATAGGAGACTTGTATGAGGAGAATGCTACTATGCCTTTATATGCGGAGACTCCTGATGGGGATGTTCAGTTGGAGACAGAGAACTTTGAGAGTTATGCGATACCTTTTTCTTCAAGAGAGCTTCGTTACATGGATGTTTCTGTTTTTCTGTTTTTCAAGACTTCGGAGGATTTTTCATTTGGGTTTTCTTATGGAGACTTAGATGACACTGTTAATTTTACTTGGAGTGCCTCGTCAAAGACGGCGTCGCTTGGAGGGAGTTCGGTTGTTTTAGATTCACTTGGGGGTTCTGCTGGTTTGGCTTTTAATATCAGGGATTCTTATGTAACGGCTCAGGTAAACGGCATACAGGTTGGGGTTGTTTCTGGTTTTGATCCTTTGGTTTTGTTTAACGGGTTTACTGCTAATGCTTTAGTTTACGCAGTTCGTATAGGAAGGTCAGGTGTTTGGTGCACTGCTGATGGAGTGTACATTAATGGGGTATTGTCGGGTTTTGCTTCTGTTCTTTCAGAGCACAAGGTAGCGGAGATAAGGTCTGTTAGTTATGGTCAAGGTTTTGCGTCTAAGATACAGGTTGATATTTTAAAGTATAGTTTGCCGGTTGTTTTTGTGTATAATTTCAGACATGCGTGGTCGGGTTTGGAGATTTCTTGGGATTTTGACATAGTTGAGCCAGTTTACTTTGATAAGCGATTTGTTTCATTTAGAGATTCTGTTGGGGCTTTGGATTTTTTAAATAATGATTTAATTAGTAATGAAGAGTAGTTCAAATACAGTCAGTGGTGTAAGTGTTTCAGGTGTTTTAAGGTTAAGAATTTACGACATTGATGGGAATCTTATAAAAGAATTGGTTGGGAGCAACTTGGTAGTTAATTCTGGGCTTCAGGTTCTTTTAAGGGTTATTGGTGGAAGTCAGAGTATATTAATTGACAGGGTTGCGGTTGGGACAGGTGTTGAGGCTGCAAAGGCTGAGGATATTTCTTTAACAGACCCACAGTATTTCAGTTTGGAGGGTTTTCCAGTTGCTTATTATAACAACAATGTAATTTTTAATTTTATTATTGATTTTGTTCAGGCTGTTGGGGTTGTTATAGGTGAGTTTGGTTTGTTCACTTCGGATGGTGTTTTGTTTTCGAGGAAGGTTGTAGAGCCTTTTGAGAAGACGGCAACGATTAGTGTTGTTGGGGAGTGGATAATAACTTTGGAGGCACCTGAGGGAGAGCCAGGAGATTTTTCATATGATTTTTCAAGTGATTTTAATTAAAAATAAATTTATAAGTTATGAGTGTTACTAAAGCTTTTTTAGCTCAGTTTATACGGGACAAGATTTACCCAAATAATTCACGTCTTGTTAAGGCGTTGGATGTACAGGAGGTTTTGCTTCAAATGACAAGTGGTTTGGCTTTAAATCAGGATTTTGAGCTTGGGGAGGTTGCCACTGGGGTCAAGTGGATAGATGGCAAGGAGATTTACAGGCAGGTTATAAATTTAGACCCTTATTTGGGTTTAAATCCTGTTAGAGATTATGTTTCCATACAACTTTACAGGGGTTCTTATTTTAAGGTGGAGCATGTTCAGGTTATAAAGTCAAGTGGGGTTGTTTGTGATTTGTCTTCTAATGATATACGTGTAAGCATTGATTATAGTCGGTCTTTTGGGATGATTATGTATGTTTCAGAGGTTAACCCATTGGATAGTTTTGTTTCTGGGTATGCTGTTGTAAGTTACACTAAGGGGGAGTCTACGTCTTATTGATCATGGAGAAGTTAAGATTTTGTCATTCGGTGTGGACAGAGCCTATGTTTTCTGGCAGGTGGCATATTGGCAATCAGTTTTACCATAATATTTGGATGTTTGCTTTGTCGGCAGCACTTATAAAGAAGGCAGGTCATTCTATTGTTTTGCATACTGATTCAAGAGGCAGGGAGCTTTTTGGGTTTTTGCCGTATGACGAAGTTTACACTACTTTGGATGCTTTGGATTCAGACCCTTTATTTTGGGCTTCTGGTAAGATACTGGCACAGCAGAGTGAGCCTTTGGGTTCTACTCACATTGATGGGGATGCTTTTATTTTTAATTCAGATTTGTTTGAGTTAGTGTCAAATTCAAAAGGTGATTTGTTTGTTCAAAGCAAGGAGTCCTTTGATGATGTTTTTCATTTGTTAGTTCCTTACACATTGGCTTTAGATGCTTTAGCACCTGCGTTGAAAAGAGCACCCATTGACTTTGATTTATCTTTTGATTTGGTGTTTAATTGTGGTCTTGTAAGGTTTAATAATCAGGTTCTTAAGGATGAATATATTTCAGGTTACTGGACTTTTTTAAAGGAAATTTTATCAGATCAGAGTGTATTAAAAGTTTTAGATGGAAACAAAGATATTACGCCAGATCTTGTTTTGGAGCAGTTGTGGCTTTACAAGATTGTTAAAAGTAGGAATTACACTTATTCATGTTTTGGCAGTAAGGAGTTATCAAGTAATGGTTTTGTTCATTTTGTTGGCAAAGGGAAGTATTCAAATAATTTTATGATAAAGTGTGAGTTGATCAAAGCAGATCTTGATTTATTTTACAAGGTCAGTAAATTTTTAGAGGATCACAATTTTAGGGAGGTTTAGGTATGTCTATAAATAATGTAACAATTCCAGCAGTTCCAGTTGTTTACCCAGTTTTGTTAGATTTTATTGCTTCGTCGGTGTCATCATTGCAGCAGTTTGCCAGTGGGGCTTGTTTGCTGGATTCGGGTGACAATTTCATAAATGATACGGAGGTTTTAGTTAATTCCACGTCGTTGCAGGTTTTGCAGATGAGTTCTGTAGGTTCTGTTGTTAATGTTTCTTATTTGAATAATGTACCAGGTGTTAGGGCTTCCAAGTTAAGGGTATTTTATTACAATCCAGCGAATAATGAGAGAGTTCCTTTAATTGATTTTGTGTTTGAGGAGGAGGTTTCCACTCCTTCTTGGGGTTTGTATTCGTTTGTGTTTAGCATTAATTTTTCAATTGTATAGTAATGCCATTTGTTAGAGTAACAAACAGTTCAGTTGAGTTGATAGACGAGCAATCTTACAGGGTTATTCGCACTATTGCCACTTCGGCTTTGTCGGCGGATAGGAATCAGAAGACAAGCCAGTCGGTTATAGTTCACACTGACGGGCGTGTGGTTTTGTATGATGATGATGCACGTGTTGTGCGTACTTTGACTACTGGAGGGGCTTCGGGTGTTTTCAGTGGGGATGACATTATTATTAGGAAGGGTTCGGGTCACACGGAGGTTTGGTCGGCTGATGGTCGTTTGATAAGGACAATGGATTCAGGTTTAAATTTGAAGAAGTTAATAAGTAAGTTAGGTATTTGATTCGTATAGGTTTTAAATGTACAGTTTATGGATTTAAGAGAGTGGGTGTCACGTTCAGCACGAAGGGGGAGACTGTCAGATTCCAGTTTGATGTCTGGTAAGGTGATAGGAGATTCTGAGAGGGACAAATTTTTGTCTGTATGGGCGGACAAGGTGGTTTTGGCTGGTTGGAGAAGGTTAAAGAAAAAGAACAAATTAAATAGGTTATAAATTTTTAAACACTCAAAAAATGGGAAGAATTCAGACAGGCACGTTGATAGAGGATAAGACCATTCAGCGTGCGGTAACTGCAAAGGGTTACTTAGGAAGATGTATTTTGATTACGAATGTATGGGAGCAGACTTGTGTAAGTTTTGTAAACAAGTTAGGGTATTTTGTTGATGACGACCCTAACGAGCACATTAAGCGTAATTTGCAGCCGAACACTTACGTATTCACTCCGGTGGTTCGTTTGACTACGTCTCCACAGGGGGATGTTGTTTCACCTCAGTGCAAGGTGGAGTATTTACGGCTTTCACCGAACCGTTATAACAAGCTTTGTGAGTCTATACGCAGGAATCCTACGTTCACTCATTTGGAGCTTGTAGCAGATTCATCAGGTCAGTTTGAGACGACGGATGCTATTCCTGTTTCCACTCCGATACCTTTTGTTAATGAGATTCAGAGTTTCATTAATTCTTTGGATGCGGAGGCATTATTAAAAACTATTAAGAGTGAGATGGGGTCTCCTTTGTCTGTTTTGGACGAGAGATTAGAGGCTCAGAAGGCAGCAGCTTTGATTACAAATCCTGTTCAGGAGCCTCAGGGTCAGCCATTTGCACCGTCTCAGGCACCTGCTTTTCAGCAGTTTCCGAATGCTTTTCAGCATCCACAGGCTTTTCAGATGTCGCCAGCACAGGCTGGTAAGACTTTTCAGCAACCAGTTCCGACGCCTGTTCAGCCTAATCAGGCTTTTCAGCAGCCACAGCCTGCTTTTCAGCAGCCAGTTCAGCCACAGCCTGCTTTTCAGCAGCCAGTTCAGGGTACGTCTAATAATCAAGGTCAGCCTAATGTTAACATCCCAGATCAACAGAAGATTGCTTTTCAGCAGCCAGTTGCAGACAAGGCGGGAGCTTCTGATTCCACGCAGCCACCAGTTTTTCAGTTTCCACCGTTTGGGGGCTTTAAAGATGAGCAGTAGTTAGCACTTTTATTTTAAGAGTCGTATTTAAAATACGACTTTTTTCTTATTTAACAGTATGGTTCAAAAATCATTTAATTCGGTATTGCTTACGCATCAGGTTGAGCCTTTTAATCAGATGCACACACGTAAGAGGGTGTTACTTTCATGCAAGGCGGGTTCTGGAAAGACTATCATATCGCTTGCGTCTTGGTTTGCTTTGTACAAGGCTGGGATTGTTGACAAGTTGTTTGTTGTTATGCCTGTTAATGCGTACACTAAGAAGGTATGGCAGAAGGAGATTAAGAAGCACATGTCTGGGGTTACTGTCACTACGTGGGATGATATTTCTCACTGTACTGTGCATCAGCTTAAAAGTTTGCCTTACGACGTTGTATTGTTTAAATACACTTCTGTAAAGTTTCAGGATTACAGAATGTATCAGTTGATTAATTCTTTGTTTTTGTGGAGTTCTGAAGGCAAGATGAACGTATTGTTATTTGACGAGGTTCACAAGTGTAAGGCTTGGGATTCTCAGGTTACAAAGATTTGGTCGGCTTGCAAAAAGAATTGTCCCATTGTTTGGGGTGTAACTGCGACTAATTACTCAAAAGATTATGTTGATACTTTTAATATTTTAAATTTCATTAAGCCTTATGTTTTAGGAACGTTCAAAGACTTTATGCGTGAGTGTTGTGTTGTTGAGGAGTACTTTCAGCCAGGAGCAGGTTACTTAGATAGGATTGTGGGGCTTAGGGAGGATGTATTTTTCAGCAAATTAAACGGAATGTTAATATTGGGTGATAGTTTGATGGAGCCTCACTTTCACTTTTACAAATATGCGATGTCGCCTGCCACTAAGGATTTGTATTTGCGGGTTGCTTCTGGGTTGGCTGTTATACCTGTTGTGGCTTCTGGGGAGGAGGATCACGAGGATGTTATTCGCAGGTTGTTAAGCACTGAGGTTGATACTGAGGAGGTAGTTTACAGAGATATTTCGAGGAATACTGCTGGGTATGTTTTTTTGCAGTATGTATCTGATGGTGCTGTTAATGCTGATGGGGAGTTTAGGCCAGTTGAGACTACGAAGTTGGATAATTTTATGAGGGTAATGTATGACATTCACAGCAGGGGTCGTTCTTGTGTTGTTTTTGCACAGTATTATTATTCTTTGGATGTAGTTATGCTTGCTTGCAGGCAGGCTTTTCCAGATGCGGTTATTTTGGAGAATTCATCACGTGTTAGGATGAAGGATGAGGATTTGAGGCCAGAGCTTGTTAGGAGGAAGACTCATTTTATATTCATAACTCAGGCTGGTTCGGAGTCTTTGTCTTGGGGTTTTATTTCTGATGTTTACTTTTTTAACATTCCGACCACTCCGTCTTTATTTTCTCAGGTGGCTGGTAGGATATTGAGGGTTGACACTCTTTTTCCAGGAGACTTGCATATTCACATTCCTTTGGCAAATAATATAGATGGATATAAGTTATTGGTTGTGTCGGCTAAGGCGAGTCAGGCTGATGTTGTTCAGGGGAGAGATTTGTCTATACCTTCTGTTTTTAAGGGGGTAGACTTTTCAAGCACATCATGGGAGAGTTGGAAGGAGAAGTTACTATGGGGGGCTCAAGATTCTGCGTCTATTTTGGATATTTAATTTTTAAGCTTTGTATGGTATGAGTGTTTGGGTGATTGTTTATTTCAGTGTTAATTTATTTTTGTCAGGAGCTTACTTTGCTTTGGCTTTTGTGAGTGGAGATTCTTTTTGGCAGAAGGTTAAGGTTGTTGTGTTTACTTTTTTAATTGCCCTTGTGGGTTTGCCATGTCTTGTCACGTTGTTTTTTATTTTGTTAGTAGTAGGTTTATTCAAGTTGGTTAACACAACTTTTAAGGTTGGTTTCTTTTTTGAGTTTTACTTTACTAATAAGTACAGGAGATTGGAGGATTATCAGGTTGAGAGTTTGAGGCAGTCTTATGAGTTATTGGAGGGGAGCAGTGGGTTAAGGCATGCAATGTCTCGAAAATGTATTAGAATGATTTTAAGTAGATACAGCAAGGTTTAATTATGAACGATTTAAGTCAGGTAAGTTTGGAGGGTCGTATTTCAAGTTACACAATGTTTTTATTGTTGGATTGTGTGGAGACTTTGCAGATGTTTTCGGAGAAAGAGTTTGCAAAGCAGGGTTTTAAATTAAAGCCAAATCAGTTATATTTACTTTCAAGCATAAAGTATGCAGTAAGGGACTTACGAAAGTCTACTTTATTAACGGGGATTGGGTCTCAGTTTTCGTTTGGAGAGGATGCTGAGTTTCTTTTTAAGGTTTTGATGTTGGTAGTTGACAGGTTTGGTATGGACGAGGAGAGAGACAAGATATTAGATATTTTAAAAGAGTTTCCTTCGGTTATGGGTCTTGATTTAAGAAAGTTTGGGTTTAAGGAGTAGCTTATGATAAGTATTTCAAGGAATGGGTGGGTGTTACAGCTTGCTCAAACAAACGAGGACTTGATGTCTGTTTGTGCTTTTTACAGATCCTTACCAAAAGGAGCCCTTGTCGGCTTAGATACTGAAACTACTGGGCTTGACTTTATAAAGGACCGTGTGGTTGGTGTTTGTTTATCAGCGTTTACTATTCAAGGAGTCCAAGTCGGGACATACCTTCCGGTTAGGCATGAGGGGTACACTAACAATTTAGTAGAGGAAGATGTTTTTGGGTTGGTTAGATATTGCATAGACAATCATCAGGTTTGTTTGTGGAATAGGTCTTTTGATTTTGGGATGTTGGAGAAGGAGGTAGGAGTTATTAACTGGGTTAATAGTTCGGTGTCTGCTCAGGTTGCTTTTTATTTGGGGATGACTAAGCCATACCCTGCATTAAAGGAGTCTTATCAGTTTTTGTTTCCGCATGCTGATGTAACTATATTCAGTGAGGTTTCGGAGTCTCATAATTTTGGTCAGACTAATCCAGAGTTATCTTATGTTTATGCAGCGTCTGACCCGTGTATGACTGTTGATGTTTACAGGGCTTGTTTTTTAAAGTTTCCATTCATAAAGAATATATTTCAGTTGGATAACAGGTCTGAGGAGGTATTGCGTGTTATTTCCAAAGATCAGATTAGTTTTGATACTGATTTGTGTAGTAGGATGCTTGATGAGGTTAATGCGAAGCTTTCGGTTTTGGAGAAGGAGATATACTCCATTGCTGGGATGCCTTTTTTAATTTCGTCGTCTGTTCAGACTGCTTCTGTTTTGTCGAGGTTTGTGCCGTTGACTGTTAAGACGGAGAAGGGGTCTGTTAGTGTCAAGTCGGAGGTGCTTCAGAAGATTGATCATCCGTTGGCAAAGTTGTTAGCTGAGCATAGTGATTTAAGGACGTTTAAGAATTCTTATCTTTCTAAGTATCTCAGCACGGCTACTGGGTCTGGTGGTAAGTTAAGGGTTTCGTGGTCTGGGGTTGCAGCTTTGACTGGTCGTTTGGCTTGTTCTGGTTCGGACAAGAATTCATATTACTCACAAAAGTGTAATTTGCAATCTGTGCCTAAGGATGTAGTTGTTTCTTATGTACACCCACATTCCACTTTGGGTTTGTGTGTAAATAGTGTACCGGAGGGTTCTTTGGGGACTGTTGAGACTAAGTCTGGGTTTAGGGATTGTTTTATTCCGCCGGAGGGTTATGATTGGATTTCGGCGGATTATTCTGGTCAGGAGTTTAGGATTGCTATTAATTTTGCAAAGGAGAAGAGATTAGCGGAGGCTATTAATGCTGGGTTGGATCCTCACATGGAGACTGCAGCTTTGTCTTTTGGTGTTAGGGATAAAACTCACCGTCAGATGGCTAAGGCAGTTACTTTTGGTTTGTTGTATGGTCAGACTGTTCAGGGGTTAGCGAGCAGGTTGGGTGTTTCTTTGGAGCGTGCACAGCAGATTCAAGATCAGTATTTTAATGGGTTGCCCTCGTTAAAGAGGTGGATAGAGTTTCAGCACAATTTGGCAAAGCGTCAGGGTCGGGTGTTTACTTATTTTGGCAGGCCTATTAACATTGACTTGTCAAAGAATTACGGTTACGGGTTGCGTGTTAGTCAGAACGCACCGATTCAGGGCACTGGTGCTGATTTGATTCGTTACAAGTTGATAACTTTGCAGTCTTGGAGGGAGTCTGGTAAGATTCCTGATGATGCCATTAAGTTTATTTTTTCTGTTTATGACGAGGTTAATTTGGCTGTTAAGCACGAGTATGTTCAGTTTTTTGTTGTGGCATTAAAGGAGATTATGAGGCAGGAACAGCCAGACTGGTTAGTTCCTTTGGAGGCGGAGGTTTCTTTGGGTGCTTCTTGGGGTCAGATGTTGGAGTCTCCTGTTATGAAGGATAACATGATTGTGGATTCTCCGTCTATAGTTTGGAATTCGGATGAGGTTAGGCAGCAGTTTCATTCTTATGTAGGTTATGCACCTACTGTTTAGTTGTTGGCAGCTACAATATACAGTTGTTTAACGGTTTAAACATTTTGTAATGGTAGTTTTGGTTGATTACAAGAATTTGTTGGGTAGGTCGAAGGTTATGGGGTCTACGATGCTTGTTGGGGGTGTTGAGTATGATTCATCCATGAGGGATGCGTGTTTGTCGATAATATCGTCTCCAAGAGCGGATGTAGTTATTTTTTGTTTGGATGGTTTTCCAAAGTTTAGGTATGACATACTTCCTACTTATAAGGAGGGAAGAAAGCATAAGGAGAGTGAGGTTAAACGTTACCCTGTTGTGAGTTTGCTTAGGGACATGCAGGATGTTGGAAGAAGATACAACACTTCTGTTGTTTTTTCGATGTCTCCTTTTATGGAGGCTGATGATGTTATAGCTTCTATAGCGAGGGGTGTAAGTGAGGATTCTTTTCAGGACATAACAGAGGATGAGGCTTTGGTTTGGTGGGCTGGTTTGGGTGAGTGGAGGAAGTTTTATATAAATTCATCTAAGTTTTGTATTATGTCTTCGGATTCTGATTTATTGCAGTTGTTGACTGATGACCCAAGCAGAACGGTTATGAGGGTAGAAAAGATGTCATTGGTGGATGCCACTTTGTCTTTGCCAGATTCGTGGGTTAGGCGTGGTGTTTTGACTCCAGGAGAGTTGCTTTCGTATAAGGTGTTTGAGGGGGATTCAGGGGACAGGATTCCACGTTCGAGGGTTGTTAGGCCTTCTGTTATAGGGAATCGGTTTTGGAAGACTTTAAGTAGTCCAGATAGGTTGTCGGAGTTTTTGTTTTTTCCAGAGAGGTTTCCGGAGTTGAAGGGTTCGGTGGATATGAATATATTGTCAGATAATATCAAGTTGGTAGGTTTGTATCCTAAGGTGACGCCTTATTTTTTAGTTTTATGTTAAAGGTAGGTTTATGGATTTCATTACAGAGTTAAGGCCTAATGAGGTTTTTGTGTTTGGTTCTAATTTGGAGGGTAGCCATGCAGGAGGGGCAGCAAAGACTGCTTATGACAAGTTTGGGGCTGAGGAGGGTGTTTATTTTGGTTTGACTGGTCAGTCTTTTGCCATTCCCACGTGTATTAGGCCAGGAGTTCCTTTTAAGTCGATGTATGACATTGAGCCTTATGTTGAGGAATTTTTAAACTTTGCGGAGGATCACCCCAATTTGACATTTTTAGTTTCACCTTTGGGGACTGGGGTGGCTCGGTTTCCACTTGATTATATAGATTCTTTGTTTGAGGATATTCCTTTTAATGTTATTTGTTTGTGGAGAGAGGCTTAGTTTCGTATATTTTATAATTTAAAAAATAAAATTATGTTACAAGATTTGCAAGATGCACTTTATAAGGGTAGGGTGCGGTTTTCGTTTAAGAAGGTTGATGGTACTGTTCGGAGTGCTTATGGGACGTTGCATCCTTCTTTGTTACCTGTAAGGGACAGCATAGAAGGTCAGTCGTCGAGGCCTGTTAGTCCAGGAGTTCAGGTTTATTATGATTTGGATGCTGGTAGTTTTCGTTCTTTTAGGAAGGAGAACTTACTTTCCATAGATGTTGTTGAGCCTGTTGTTTCTGGTGGTAAGGAGTAATCTAAATATTTGAGAGGTTACATTTATGTATTACTTTTAAATTAGGTTATGAGAAAGAGAATTGAGAATCGAATTGACAGGCAGTCAAGAGCTTTTACAAAGGCTATGGATTGGTGTCGGCTTTATGGGTTAGACTGGAGAGACCACATTAAGCCTATTATTCAGGACAAAGAGATAGTAGGTTATTCGGTGTTGGATGAGACTTTTTGTCCATTTGTGGAGGAGCTTTTTAGTTATGACAGCCTTGATGTTAAAGATAGAAAAAATGTTTGTTTGATTGAAAACTAAAAGTTTGAGATGTTACATTATGGTGTTAATAACTATTAAACAATAAAAGCAATGAAAACTAAATCAGATTACAGATTGATGGCAAAGGAGACTGAGGATGGTCTTCAGTTTGAATTTCACAGAGTTTATTACAAAAATGGTAATATGTCTTATTACTTAGAAGAGCCAGTTGCTGTTTGTGGTGGTTTGGTAAGTGATGTTAAGAAGATTCTGTCTTTAATGAACAAGGGTTTGGAGAAGCCAGTTATTTGGTATGGAGACAGATTTCCAAGAGAGTACAAGGATGGTTTTGACTTTAAGGATGGTGACTTTGTCAGGATGATTTCTGGTGGGTATGAGTATGAGATTATTTTCAAGTGTATTGGGGAGAAGGGGAGAATATGGCATTATGCACTTGCTTGCATAGATGGTTATACTTCTTTAATTCCGTACACGGATTGGTCGGCTGGGGATGCTGATATGTTTCCTTCTGACGGGTCTCACATTCTTGGTGCTTTGAAAGAGGCGGGTAAGAGGTGGAATCCTGATAAGAAGTGTATTGAGGATGTTGATGCGCCTAAGATTGGGGACAAGTGCATTTTCTGGGACGAAGACAGCAGTAGTATCATGTTTGGTATTTTGGAAGATTATGATGAAGAGCATTACTTCACATGGAGTAAAAAGCCAGCTCCATACAAGGTTAGGGGTTTATTTTTTCATAATTGTGTAAGATTTTCAGACAAGAGTCTCATTGAGATAGCTAATAGGTTACAGTAATATGGCTTTAAAGAAGAAGCAGGATTGGGTAGGGAAGTTTGAGGAGTTGTTTTCAAACTTTCCTTATTTAGATAGGTCTGAGTTGCTTCCAAAGGAGACATCAGACTGTTATTACAGGGCAGTTGCTTTGCTTCATGAGGCGTTAAAAGACCCGCATAATACGACTATGTCGTCGATGTCTGAGTTTAGGGTTAACCCAGCAGCAGCTTTTAGGTTAAGGTACATAACACCATGTTTGGCGGTGGCGGTGGATGATTTGAGTGCTGATAAGAGGGATGAGTTATTTACGAGCAGGAGTTGGGTTTTCACGCACAAGCGTAATGGGGTTCGGGCTTGGGTGGTTTATATGTCAGGGTTTTTAGCTGTATATTCAAGGAATTACTCGACTGAGGATGGAAGATTGTTAGATTATGCGAAGCATTTAGAGCCTGTTATTTGTGGTTGCAGGGGTTTTAGCAGGGACTTTGTTTTGGATGTTGAGGTTGAGTTGGCGGATGATGTAGACGTTTCAGTTTTGGAGAGGCTGGGTTTACCACTGTCTCCGTTGGATTGTATTGTGGCTCTTTTGGGGTCTTTGTCTCAGTCGTGCAGCAATTTCATTTTGGATTACAAGAGGATTACTGGAAGGGACTTGGTTCATATTAATTTGATAGTTCCGTTGTATTGGGGGGGTCATAATTTTATTAATAGGAGGTTGGCAGATTCTTATGCTGTAAAGGATGAGGTTGTTTCGGTGGTTGGTAGGTTTTTACCTTGTTTAAGAGACATAGGAAGGGTTGGTGGTTCTCAGGAGGAGAAGGTATCATTTTTGGAGTCTTTGTTGGCTGTTGGTGCGGAGGGTGTTGTGGCTCATAATATGGACGGTTTTTACTCAACGTCTGTAAACAGGAGGAAGGATGTTTTTGTAAAGATAAAGAGGTCGGTGTCGGCCACTAATTTGAGGGGTGAGTCATTTGATGCATGGATTTCTGGGTATGAGCTGGGTTTAAAGGGTTCACGTAATGAGAATAGGATTTCGACGTTGGTTTTGTCTGTATATTTGTATGATACTAAGACTTTGCAGACGGTAGAGCACATAATTGCGAGGGTTTCTGGGTTGTCTGACAAGGTTGTCAGGGAGCTATCAGATTATTCTGGTTCTGTACCTGTATTGAGGAAGGAGATGTACGATAGGGTTGTGGAGGTTGATGGTCAGTCGATAAGCAGTGTCAGTTGGCATTTGACGCATTCGAGGTTTGTAAGGTTTAGGGATGATAAATCAAAGGAGGATTGTAGAGTAACTTCGGATTTTTTGGAGTCGTGTACTGATAGAGTTGCTTTTCATACGAGATTATAGTTATTTTTTTAAAAAAGGCACTAAAATTACAGATTTTGGTGTTTTTTTTTTGATTTATATAAAAAATCTTTAAATGTTTGTTTGTATAATAACTGAAAATGATATTTTACAAAATTATTAATTAAAAAAATTATGGACTTAAAAGAATTTTCTCGTGTTTCAGACTCCTCTAAGAAGCTGAATGAACGAAGGGCTTCTGTTGAACAACAGAAATCTGCCAAGAAGATGTCTGATGCCAAAGAGTCGCTGAGACGAAAAATCAGAGATTCTGAAAGTGATGAGGAGCTTATTGCTACCATTACTGAAGCGGCTGAGGAGCTTCCTGTTTCTGAGGTTCTGACGACAGTGGTTGAGGTACTTTCTCCTATTGTGGAGAAGTTGAATGCAGAGGTTGCTGATGCCCGTAGGGCGGTTGCTTCTATGAGAAAGCGACTGAAATACAATCAGCAAGCTATTTCTAAGACAAAGCCTAAGATGGATTCACGCAGTAAGCGTATGTTGATTTCTCGCATGAAGGATGATGAGACTTCATTGGAGGATTTAAAGCAAGAGGCGGTTGATTTGTTGGAGTCGTTTGACCCAGCTTCTGTTATAGAAGTTATTATTGAGGCTATACCTCCTGTTGTAGAGTCGATAGTTTCGTCGACAAATGATGTTAAACCTGAACAAGAACAAGAATAAAAAAATATTTTATATATGACTACTAAACAATCATTAACTCCGGTTCTGAACAGGATGTCAGACAGCAGAGAATTTATTAAGGATGATATAGATCTTAGAAATGCGGTTTCGCTTGCAGAGAAAGATCTTAAGACTCCAGAGGAGGTTGGGGTTCAGGCAGGGTTGCTTGCTAACTTCAAGCGTAAAGTAATGGATTGTGCTGAGAAGATTAGAATTTCTGATGCTTCCACCACGACTACGAATTTTGGACCTTATGTACCGGCGATTTTGCCAGTTGTTGTTGCATGGTATCCTAATTTTCCATTGAAAGACCTGATTTCTGTACAGGACATGGATCAGGAGCTTGCATTTATCATTGTTTCTGAGCTTTTGGCTGGTACGGACAAGGCTGACACCACTAAGGGTGGTAGAGTTGAGACACCACTGGGACCTCGTACGATTGCTGGTCGTTATCCGACTGGAGAGGTATTTGGTGAGGTTGTTGAAGACTTGGTTCAGGACGGTGCTGATGTTGTAGGTCTTGTGGCTTACAATCCTTTATCATTGCTTGATGACAACAGAGAGATGTATGCATTGCAGACCACTATTGCTGGTGTAACTGTTTCTGACGGGGCTATTTCGGCAGTTAACGGAGATGTTATTACATTTGCTTCGGTGACAGATTTGACTTGGTCGGCTACTTTGAACATTAAGACTGGTATTTTGACTTTGCCAGGAGTTACTTTGGCTGATGTCACTAATGTAACGATTGATTATGTTTGGAATATTGAGTTTGCAACTCGAGATAACATTCCAACTATTAACGAGTCGTTTACGATGGTACCTATGAGAGCAAAGCCACGTGCTTTGTCGTTCCCGATTTCGGTATTTGCTGAATACACTAAGAAAAAACAGTATGGTGATGACGCTCGGTTGAACGTTGCCAACCGTGTTTTGAATTTGATGTATCAGTACCAGGTTCGTTACATTTTGACACGTATTTATCGTGGGGCTAAGGGTGCTAATGGTGTGGCACAGACTGTAGTAATTCCCACTACTGGGACTGACTTAAGTGTACGTGTTCAGCAGGTTTTGGCCAATTTGAATACAATATCTCAGTTGGTTATGGATGCTTCTGGTCGTATTGAGGGAAACACATTAGTTACTGGAAGTAAGTTTAAAGCTTGGTTGGAGTCGTTGCCTGACATTTACTACAAGCCTGAGGATTCTGGTAAGGACACTGGATTTCAGGGGCCTCGTAAGATAGGCACCATTGGTCGTTTTTCAGTATTTTATGATGACAAGCTTCCGGCTGATGAAGGTTGGATGTCTTACAAGGGTGCTGAGTGGTATGACGCTCCTTATTACTTGGGTGTTTTCATGCCTATCACTCCGACTGATGCTGTTAACTTGCGTACTAACATTGAGCAAGCATTTGTTTCGATGGAGGGTCACCGTTATGACAAACCCACTACTGTATTCAAATTAAAATTTGAATAGTTGATTGGTTTTAATTTTGGAGGCCTGTTCAGGAATGGACAGGCTTTTTTATTTTATTTTGTTTCGTATTTATGTCAGAAAGTTTTGAATTTTTGCAATCTAAATATTGTTGATGTTACATTACAGTAGAAATTGATTTTTAAAAACACTTTAAACAAAAAGAAAATGAGAACAACGCAGAATTCAGTAGCAGATCTGAAAGTTTCTTTTAACAGAGACAGAAAAAATGCAAGTATTATTTTTGGTGATTCAGTTTTGGAAGGTATTCAGTTAAGGCAGCTTATGATGGCTTTGGGTTTACCTTATTCGATTATGAACTTGCCGTCTTACACGGGCACTGATGTTGTGTCTTTGATGTTGCAGCAGGTTAAGGACAGGCCGTTTATGACTGTTCGGGGTGATAATGGTGATATTCGTTCTTTTGTTGGTTTGGGTAAGGGATGGGTAACTGACGAGCAGTTTTTATTCCTTTGTGACATGTTTGAGAAGAAGACGGGAGTAAAGAAGGATATGGAGCTTTCAGTGTTGTCTGGGGCTGTTGAGTTGAAGGCTTATTATAAGATTGAGGATGGGATTCAGTCTATTGGGGACAAGTCTTTATACTCGACTTATTTCACCATAACTCGTTTGGCTGATGGTGGTGTTTCTGGGGATGCTTCTTTGTTAAGGCTTGCATGCACTAATGGGATGACAGTTCCGACCAGGTTTTCTGATCATGTAAGAATCAAAAGTTTTGCTGATCATCAGAAGTTCATTGACAAGGTTGTTTTATCCAGTAAGGCTTCTTTGATTAATGCTGTTGACGAGCAGTTATTTGACAAGAATGGAAGACCCTACATGGCTTCGGTTCGGGAGTTTAAGACTGTTTCAAAGCTGATAGACCGTTATTATGACGTTCCAAACCAGTTTTTGAATAGGGATTATTTGGATAAGTTCTATGAGGAGAAAGGTTACCAGTCGCACATTCAGAATTTTCCTTCTGGGATGAGTTTTTTTGACGTGTATTCGACGGCCACTAATGCGTTTTCAAACGTTATAAAGGACGTTCCTTTGATGGAGGCTAATATAGACTTAGGTAACATTTTGTTTTCAAAGAGGGATGCTTCATCGGGTATTCAGGAGGTTTCAGACGTTCCGAAGTTTTCAAACACTGGTTTACTTCGTGGTGATGTTTATGACGTGGCTGTTAGGGATAACAGAATGGCAGCAAACATTGTTTCTGACGGAGGTTTATTTGTTGTTTCGGACATTGTTGATGTTGAGGTGGTTGATCAGGATGTTGTTGAGGATGCTGTTGTTGTTTCGGAAGACGAGGCCAAGCGCATGGAGCGTAATAGGAAGGCACGGGAGCGTAGGGCTTTGAAAAAAGCAAAATAGTTAGTTATTTAGTTATGAAGGCTCAAGTTTAGCTTGAGCTTTTTTTGTATAATTTGAAAGCAAAAATAAAATATTTTGATATGCCAAGTAAAAAATCTGTAAGACAATTAATTAAGGAGGCTTCTTTGAATGGTAAGAAGTCAAAGACTACTAAGACTCCAAAGTCTGGGAAGTTTTCAACTAAGATTCCGATTGAGAGCAGGAAGTCGAGTTCTTTGCGTTCTTTGGTTAAAGTTAAAGCATCTACTGTTAAGAGGAAAGACTCTAAGGATACCAGTTTGGGGCGTTCTATTGCAATAAGGAAGGGTTTGTTTAACCAGTTACGAGACTCATTAGATGAGCTTCAGGCTTCTTATGGAACTTTAAATGATTTATTTAACAACACTGTTTCTGCTAAGGACAACACCATTTCATCTTTGTTAAAGGATTTACGTTACACTGTAGATCGTTTGGGCAAGGCTGATTTTGAGTTGCGTTATGACAAGGCTTCTGGTTCTTTGTTTGTGGATGGGGAGGATGCTGTAGAGGTTGACACCCCGGAGGTTTTGTCTTTGTTGTCAGATTTGACTGCATTGTTTCCTGACAAGTCTATTTCATTAAAGATTGAGGGGGATGCTGATTACACTGATGAGGCAGCTTTAAAGAAGCTGACGGAGTTAAATGGTTCTCCTGAGGTTGTTAAGGCGGAGGTAATGCCTACTCATTCGTCTCCTGAGGGGGACATAGACACTGTTCTTACTGGTGTTGGGGATTCTCGTATATCGGATGATGTTTTAGACCCTGCAAGTCGTTTTACGTGTACTTACAAGGATGATGCATATTCTATTTGGGATAAGCAGCTTAAGACTTTGGTTAAGGTTGTTGGTACTCCGAAGGAGGCTGATGCTTTGTTGGAGGGATTAATAACTGGTGTTACGACTTCAGAGGGAGTTCCTTCTGGGGACAAGTCTGTTGGGGAGGGTATTAACGAGGATAAATTTGAGGAGAACTCTTCTAAGGTTTCGGAGGGTGTGCCGGTGGAGGGTCAGGAAGAAGAGGCTGCAGGTGGTAAATCTACAGAAGGTAAGACTACAGGTGAGGAGAGTATTCAGGCAGGAAGTTCTCAAACTGACTCAAAAAGGGTGATGGATTCTAAGGTTGTAACTTGGAGTGACTTAGCACAGTATGATGCTAATAAGTTACAGGCTTTGGGTTTTCGTGGCAAGGGAGCAGAGAAGTATATTTCCAGAGTTGTGGATGGTGGGGATTCTCCGTTTTTTGCCAGCATACCTGAGTTTTGGTTTTTCCTTGACAAGAACAATAAGTTTACTTTAGAGTCAAAGGAGGCTCAAAAGTTTTTGGATGCTAATGAGGAGAGTTTTACAAAGTATTGTGTTTCTGGTTTGGGGGTGCATGGTTTAAAAAGAGAGGATTACTTTTTAACTGCTTATGCGAATAAAATCAGGGAGTTACTTAAAATTTAGGTTATGGAGGGTTTAATATCTAAGTATAATAGGGGTCGTAAGATTTCGAAGGGAGTAGTAGAGTATAGGCGTACTGGTAAGACTAAGAAGGAGAGGGAGCTTGGTAAAAAGCCTATTGGGGATGACAAGGAGGGTTTTATTTACTTGTATGTTATTTCAAAGGACACAAACTTCATTCCAAGAGTTCCTTTGGCTGGTTCGGTTGTTGAGATATTTTCAGATGATCAGAATTCCATAACTTACAAGCTTTTGGATTCAAATCCTTTGGCTTTGTGTTTTTTGGATATTGAGGAAGGAAAGAAGTATTTAGGTGATGGTTACAGTGTGGAGGTTTTGCGTACTCAGTTGGCTTCGGCGGGTGTTACTGATTCTGATTTAGAGTTAGTTTTTGATTGTGTTTCTGATAACAGCGTGCCAAGTTATTTTAATATTGTTGAGTTAACGTCTATCATACCGTCGGCTGGGTTTGACGGTTTTGTTTACACGTCACCTTTGGACAAGAAGGCTTTCACGTTGTGGGGTGGTGTTTCAAATTTGAGTGTTATATCTTACTCAACTGATATGGGTAAGACGTGGATTGAGATTTGATTTTAATATTACAATCGTATTAGTAAGTGCTTCGTATTTTTCGAGGCACTTATTTTATAATTATTAATATGAAGCACGATAATTTAGTTACTCAGTTGTGTTGTAACCCAGATTTCAAGTTGACTATTGGGGGTGTTGAGGTTACGTTGGATAATTGGAGAAGTTTTCCGGAGGATAAGATAATATCTTTATTGTCAAATGTATTGTCGGATGTTGTTAGTCAGCGTTGGTTTAATCCGATGGATTACATGGTAGGTTATTCGGAGTCTGGGCGTGTTTTCACGGAGGACACTAATGTTGTTTTGGGTAAGGCTCACTTGTTTCAGGCTTGTGCTGAGTTGTATGAGTTGTCTTGGTTTAGGAAGTTGTCGGAGACTTATGATGTTTTGGAGTTGAAGAAGGAGTTAAATTCTTATGTTTCAGACCCACGTGAGTTTGTGCCGTTTTTATATTCGGCTTCAAATTTGCATTTGAGGTTTAATGAGACACAGTTTTACAGGGCTGTACCTTCAAAGGATAATCCTGATGGTAGGACTTTCAGGCCTTATGGAGGAAGGATTAGAAACTCGCTTCATTTTATGATGATGTCTGGGTTTGTGGATTTTGATGGGACTATTCCTTTGGTTGATTTTAGTGAGGACACTTTGTATGTTAACAAGATAAGAACTGTTTCCACGCATCAGATTTTAAGGTCTCCTGTTTTTGTTCAGGGAGTTTCAGATATTTCGAGGATGTTAAGTTCTTATGCTGTACCGGCTTTAAGTTTTTTGGATGATTCCAAGCCTGTAGTGAATAAGTTTGTTTATGATATTTTGCAGCGTTTAAATGTACATTGCGACCCATTTGGTTCGTTAGACAAGGCTGTTTTTAATGCGACAGGGCTTGTTTTAGGTGGTTTGGGGGATACTTATCTTTATTTGGGTACTTTCCTTCGGCAGAACCCTTATATTGCACCGTTGTTGCCCACTTTTGCGGGTTCTATTGAGCCGTTGTATCAGTGTAGGAGTTTAAAGACTAAATTAAAGGCGGGTTCTATTAGCACTTCGGAGGGCAGGACTGTAGGTCAGGCGTTGTCGATGGTGACTTCCAGTTCGGTGTCAGCTTCTGTTGGTAATGCGATGACTGAGCATTCTTTTTCGACTAAGAGTAAGGCTTTGTATTCATATTCTGCAAAGGATAGAGATGGTAAGGTTTTGTATACTTTGGCTTTGACACGTCAGGCTTTTTTGACTTTTAGTATTAATGATGCAACTGCACCGAAGGATTATTTGCCACCTTTGTTTTATTCATCAGGTGTTTTTTCTGTATTTGGTAATAGGAAGCATGATGATGAATTAATTATGAGGTTGACAGGAGGTTTGTCTGGTAAGTTGTGGTATGGTTTGTTTGCTGGTTGGGGTAATTCGGCGTTGTATGCGATGAAGAAGGGAGCTACTTATGTAGGAAATGATACAAACCCGCACGTAGTTAAGTACTTTAATGATGATATTTTACCTTTATTGATTCCAAGTGTGGTTCACCCGTTGCCAAAGCTTCGTTTGAAGGACTCAAAGATATTTGACAGTGAGTTTGAGGGCAAGGTTGATTTTATGTATGATTCACCTCCTTATTTTGATTTTGAGATGTATGAGGGTTTTGCAGAGCAGATAGAGGGTATAAGTTCATATCAGCAGTTTTTGTCTGATTTTATAAAGCCGATTTATTACAATGCATTTCGTTATTTGAAGTCAGGTAGTTATTGTGTTGTTCAGGTTGAGAGTGACACTTCTTTTCCAAATCAGAATTGGATTGATGCTATTTGTTCTGTTGGTTTTGTTTATAGGTTTACGCATTTGTTGGGTGGTGGTGAGAAGAGGACTGGAAGCAGGACTTCTCAGCCTTTGCTTGTTTTTCAAAAATTGTAGGATGGTATAATTTGAAACATTAAAATTTTAATTTATGGATGAGACTAAGAAAGATGTTTCTAAGGGTTCAGTAAATGAGACACAAAAGGAGCAGGTAGTGAATAAAAAATCAAAGGAGTTAGAAGAGACCAAGAAGGCTGTTGACAAGGCTGTTGACAAGGCTGTTGACAAGGCTGTTGACAAGGCTGTTGACAAGGCTG